GCTGCAGGGTTGTCGTTGGCCGGAAGCGTGAGGGTCGTGCTGGTCACGATCTGGTCGATGGTGTACGAGGTGCCTGCAATGTCGATCAACACGCCACCTGCTGCACTCTGTGGCAACGAGCCATCATAGGAGTATGACGGCCACTCTCCTCCGGTCAGCGTGACCAATCGCTCCGAGCTTCCTCCGGTATGGTCGTAGGCAATCGTGCCGGTGGTGTAGGAAGCATTCAGCAGCAGTGTCGCCGCCGGCATGAGGAAGGACCAGTCGTGAACCCTGCCTTCCACTGGGGGTGGCATGAGGAACTGGCGGTATCCGGATTCACAGTACCGCTCTACCAGGCCCAGGCGGTTGGGCTCGGTGTCGTCAGTGTACCCGTTGGTCCCACCACCGAATACTTCCTCGTAGACGGAGTTGCGAATGTCATCCCACATCAGAGAGAGTGTGGGTTCAGCCATTGAGGACCACCTTCGTCTTCCTTACAGTTCGCAGCTTGTTCTCGTCTTCCATCCTCACGACGTAGTTCCCCTTGTCGGTGAGACGCACGAACCTGCCTTCTCTGACGTCGGCCTGGTCGTCCCCCACCCGAAAACGGACAAGGAGGTTCTCCGGCTCGGGATCGGAAACCTGAACCGGAGAATCCTCCTCATCTGGATGCAGCGCTTCGGCGAGGACCGCAAGCAAAGCGTACACCCACGGATCAGGCTGGGATTGCCCACCAGCCCGAACCGCTTTCTCCCGCAGTTGACCAAACAGATCCACAACCGCGTCCGGCAGGGGAGTGCCACACACACGCTCAAGTTTCTGACGGTCAAACGGGTAGATCACTCGTCGTCCTCCACATCGTCAACTGACTTCAGCGAATGCCATCCAACTCATGTCGATTGTCGTCGCGCCGTTTGAGTAGAACGCAATCATCGGAATCAGATCGGACTCAGTCGGAAGGTACGCATCATCGATGGAAACCGGATCACCGACCAGCGCGTTGTCAATGTAGAACCTGATCTCCCGACCGTTGGACTGCATCCCCAACTTGATGAACGCGGCATCCGTCATCGTTGCAGCAGTTGTCGTGTGCAACCCAGTGGCCGCAGTCAACGGGATTCCACCACCAACAGCGTCATTATCCGGCATGTAGAAGATGTCAACGTCGGCATCTTCCGGCTTCCGAAAACCGATGAACGAGTTGTTGTTCACAACCACTTCAGCGGCAGTAAAGATCGCACTCGCTGTGAATGCATCTGCACCCGCAGACGCCCGCGAAGTCAGACCGGCAGCGAAGCCATGTTTGTCGGCATCGGCCAGGGCGAAGCAGATCTCGTATCCCCAACGACGATTCTGCGTGAAGTCGGCGTTGCAGTTGGGGAACCCAATCACGAGGGAAGTGTTGGTCACCGGGATGAGTCGCTGTGCGCGATCAACGACCGAGACGCCAGCGGTCGCCGCAGCGGTTCCACAGATCACATCACCACCTGCCCTGACGACACCGGCAGCGGCCTGTGGCAGGATCAGCGGGTTCGCAACCCGACCGTTTCCAACGATCATGCTGGCACACGCTCTCACTGGAATCTGTCCCCATACGGCGGGGCTCAGTTGCGTCGGGACGTTTGCCAGGTCTTTGTGTGGAGTATTTGAAGTCATCGCATTTCCTCATTCTTTCGATGCCGCCAAACCGAAGTAATAAATCCCCTTGCCCCGCGTGGCAGCGATAGCAGGGCGAAGGGGAGGGGGGGGCCTACTTGCTGAGAACGAAGTTCTTCCTGCGGTCGACACAGAAGAAATTGTGGGTCAGGTCAGTGTACTGTACCAGGGTTCTGTGCTGGTACGGATGCGGCTTGACCTTGGTTTCCTTCATGTACTCGCCGGTGAGGAAGCACGGCTTGAAGACAGACCAATTCAACCCGTATACGGGGTCGGTCGTGTCAGTCGTGCCGCTGTTGTTGTCGAACCACGGGACCCACTCGACTCCGATGCGTCGGAACGTGGTGAGCGAATCTTTGGACGCCACGTCGTTACCGAGGTTGTCATTTTGGCTTTCCAAAATTTCTTCCAGAGTGCTCAACACCGAGTAATTGGTGTAGTAGCCCCACATCGAACCCATGTTCGAGTAAGGGCCATCGACAGGCGGTCGGAAGTCCGTCTTCGTCGCAGCTTCACGCCAACCACGGATCAGGTCCGGCTTGCTGACGTTGACGTACTTGTACGTCCAGTTCTTCCACCGAGGGTAGGTGTTGGGGTCCAGGCCGCCAACATCGGTGAAACCAACCGGACGCCCACCGTCGAATCCACCAGTCGTGGAGTAGCCGGTGGTGGTGACCCAGTACGGAACACCGAAGGGGTCGAGAGAATCAGACGAACTGCCTGGCTTACTCCAGAAGTTCGTCTCGCAGAGTTCGGCCATGTCGGTCATCGCATCGACACGGCTGGTCTGCAGAAGGTTCACCAATCGAGCCGGCGACCGGTTCATGGAGATGATGCGTTCCTCCAAGCTCCAGTGAGTTTCCGAGTGACGCCAGGGAATGTTCCCTGTCTTCTGCGTATCGGCAGTCGTCGGGTTATCAACCTCGTTGAGCTTGACGTTGCGAGCCGCGTTATTCGAGAACAGACGGACGTTGAACTGGTGTCCGTAACCGCTTCCGAACTCAACAGCTTTCTTCTTGAGAATCCTGGGGAGAGCGATGTGGCGCTGGTTGTCCACAACGATGTCGGCCCAGGTGGTTCTCTCGAGATTTCGTAACGTAGCCGTAACGAGGTCGGTGTAGTCGTCGCCTTGGTAGGCCATGACCTATCTCCTTACTCTATTAGCGCATCCTCGACCGAGACGCCACCCGGTACGCCGTGAGTCTCGTAGAACTCACGGACGGCTGCTTCAGCCTTTGCCGTACCAGGTGGCTGAGCTTCCTCACGGTGGGTCGGAAGGGCCGTTGCCTGCCTTGCCACCTGCCCAGCCTTGTCGGACACCCGTTGAAGAGCGTTATTGCTCAATTGTTTTCCATGCACGGTCTGTGAAGCCCGTACAACCATTTCATCCATCGGGGGCATTGGCTCACCCCGCGTCGAAAAACCGTCTCCGTCCCTGGCGAGTTGGTCAGCCACTCGGATTCGGTTCATGGCGCTTTCCTCGGGAACTTCGTTCAACCGACCACGCCCGTAGAGTCCTTCGTCCATCGTGTTGAGGATCGCGTCAATCTCACGACCTGCAGCCTCAACCTGAATCTGGCGCGTCTGAAACTGCATGTGGGCAACGTGCTCCTCCAGTGCAGTCATCCGACCAGCGTAATGATCGTTCATCCGGACGATTTCCTCATCGTAATCGTCCTTGTCCTTGAAGGTGAACTCCTCGGCACCCGACTCATCTGTAGTCTCTGGTGCCTCCGTGGTAGGCGGGTCGTCCTGGTCCTGTTTCCCAACGGCAGCGACGACACGGTTAGCCACGGCATCAAAAGCTGCAGGGTCACCAAACGCCTTCACCTGGTCCGCGGTGAGACCCATCATGTGACCTGTCGCAAGCTGGTCGTTACGCCATTCGACTTCCGTGGCCGGCGAAGCCTCGGGTTCCGGTTCTACCGGTTCCGGTGGCGCGGTCGGAGCCTGGATGGATTCGACCAGTTCCTCCCGCTGCCCAATCCGTTCTTCCTGTGTCGGCTCCGCGGCTTCTTCGTTTTCCGGAGCAACTATATTCTCTGTGTCGGTCGCCATTACTTTCTTTTCCCCTTGGAGCGTCGTTTCACGGCCTTGGCTGCTGCAGCCTTGCCCTTCTTGGTGTACGAGTACTTCTTACCTTTTACAGTCGGCATCGGATTACCCTACGAATTGTCGTCGTGATTGAACATCCCGATTGTCTTGAGATACGCACGTTTCTGCCTATTCCCGCTGAAATTCGGCCTGCCTTCACTGTCGAAATCAATCGAAAAACCGTGCTTTCTGGCATGTTCCTCAGCAGCAGCCCGGTCCTTTGGATGCACGGCTGCACCCTCGGAAGACTGGATTGTCGAGGAGGTGTAGGGGAGGCGAATGTTTCCGGACCCCTTGCTGCCGGCACGGAACTTCTGTTTGCTGACCACCTTGCCATTGATCTTGTAGACGACCTCCATCAGCCCATGAACCCCACCTGTGGAATATTCGGAGCGGACGGGAACCTGGACATTCCACTCAGTTGTGAGTTGTAGGGACTCAGCGGAGGTTGTCCGAAGCCACCCGGTTCCGCATCAGGCATCGACATTCTGCGCATGTACTCGGCCCACTCGGCAGGGTCTATGCCAGGCGGCCCCTGCATCTGCTGCGGCTGCTGATCCTGCTCAAAACCCTGGATCATGAATTCCAGCGACTCAGGCGACATCTCCATCTGCTGCGGCTGTTCAGCGAACCGCGACTGGTAGATTTGCTCCAACGAGCCACCGAACCCCTCAGGCTGCTGACCTGGTGGCGCTTCAGCCGACGCACCAGGTGATCCGAAATACACTGGAGGCTGCGGTCCGGGAGAAGTCGCGGACTCAGCGCCTCCATACTGGTATCCGCCACGTCGCCTTTGTCGCAATTCATGGATTGCCTTCAGGTGTCCTGGGTTATCTGCCATCTACGCGCCTCCCATTGCTGACATCATCGCTTCCATCTCTGCAGGCTGCTGATTACCACCCATCATCGTGTTCATCAACGTCTGCTCGGCACCCTGCTGACTGGCCCCGGTCGAACCACGTCGCTGAACAGGCCTCGGACCCTGTGGTGACTGAGGTCCCTGCTGCTGTTCTTCCGGGTTGCCCGGTCCCAACTGCTCCGATTGTGGCGGAACGTCATCCAGGCCCACGATGATGTCCTTCAACTCAGGCAGGTCGGCGTACCGGGAGATCGTGTTGAACAGTTCCTTCCAATCGAGTCCCAACCCCTGCTGCTGCAGCATGGGCAGTGCCGGCAACGCCACGTTCTGGGTGATCTGCATGATCTTCTGCAGTCGTTCCTGCGGACTGGTGAACTGCATGGAGAACGGCTCGATGTCCACCATGTGCGACGTGAAATCATGCGAATCACGCTCCTCAGCCTCAAGGAAGGTGTCGACAGGTCCGAGCGGCTGGAGGTTCAGCCTGATCGGGTAGCTTTCAATCGGATCGTTCCACAAGTGGAATCCGAAATCACTGACTACATTCTTCGTGAACAGCCTTACCTCATCCTGCATACCTGCCACACGCTGTGACGCACTACTGAAGAGCAGCTGGTCCTGGCCAAGCGTTTCGCTCTGTGCTCCGAGTCCACCCAGCAGATCCAGGTTCCCGGCGAACCAAGAGTACATCTGCTTGATCTGCATGAGCAGGGCGAAGTTCCGCTGGTCGATGCCTCCAAACGTCCGTTCCTCAATCGCAGACGGGTTCTCCACTCCGACCACCTCACCATCCGAGGCGTTCATGATCCTCTGTGCATCCTCGCTGTCGACACCACGCACAAGGCCCACCACCTTGTACGCATCCGATTCCCTGACCAGCTTGCGGAACATGTTGTTCGCAACCTCGTGCAAGCCACGCCACAGCATCGAGGGTGCCAGCGGCATCGAGTTCCCATCCACCTCCGTGAACCAGAGCATGTGGTACGGACCAAGCTGATTCGGTGGTCCCTCCCAATCCACCACCTTGAGTGGCGGGTCACCCTCGTTCTCACTGAGCGTGACGACGAGCTTCTCTTTCGGCAGGTAGATCTCCCACAGTTCCACCTTGTCGGTCATGAATCCTTCGTACCGACTCGTTCCCTGGGAGATGGCACCTATCCGTTCGTCACCCTGCTCGTTGAAGTTCAGGCCTTCGATTGCCGTGAGGTTCTCTCGGGACTTCTTTGAGAAGTCCTTGCGTTCCTTGGCTGGCTCCAAATCCATGCGGAACCTGTGTCCGCAGAAGTCGAACTCCTCGGGGATATTGGCCGTCATGTCATGCACCCAGTCCTCGGTCATGACATGAGCAGCATACGGACGGCTTTTCTGGAAGTCGTACCCCTCCTCCTCGTAGCTGCCGATGACCTGGGTCCCCACCTTCATGATCCCGATGGAGAACAGGGCGCTCTTCACGCAGCGGCGGATTGCACGATGAACCGTGTAATCCTTCAGCATGTTGTTCATCGCAATTTCAAGCTTGATGCCATACGGCCTGAACTGCTTGTCATGCGTGGACACCAGCACCTTCGGAGGTCTGGCTGCAAGCTGACGCTCGTAGATGTTGGCCGACATCTCCATGAAGTTGAGATGGACCGGCTTCTCTGCCCCGTCATCCGAGTAGTAGATGCCCACGTACTCGGCGATGGCCTGCCTGTGACGTGACCTGAACGGCTGCAGCTTCCTGCGTGAATGCGAGATGGCTCGCCTCAACCGGGTCAGATCGTCCTGATTGTTAGGGTTCACGCTTTCTTCGTCTCCAGGACCGTGATCCTCGTCGTGTGCTCACCAAGCATATCCGTGTGCTCGTCCAGATGTTCGCTGTGCTTGTTCAACCTGGTCTCCGCGACATTGACACGATGGACGATTGACTCAAGACGGCTCATCGAGGCACTCATCCGGACCATCCATGCCAATTGAGCAGCCAGCAGGGCCACCGCAACCGTAATGCCGCCGCCTACCCAGACGAGATCCATCTCGCGTCTCTCCACTGATTACCAGAGTTCGTTCTTCGTGTCACGCCCACGTTCTTCTCGCCGCCATGCGAAGGAACCGGGACTAGACCCCAGATGCACCGGCTTCTTCTCAGCCTTCTTCCGCTCCGTAAGAATCTTGACAGCCAGCGCGTCGGCAATCACCACGTCACCGTGGTTGTGTCCGTGGTCACTCGGATCACTGTTGGAGGAAGTACCAGAATGCTCAATCCTGCCATTCGTTTGATACACGAATTGTGCTGCCTGGTTCAAGGCACGATAACTCGGATTCACGAAAGTCCTGGAAAACAACTGGTCCCTGTACGTCGTAAGCAGGTCCTTCTTCCCCTCCAACGTGCTGCCCCATCCAGGCTTGTCTGACTCACGCTTGGACAGTCTTCGTTCGTCACGCATGAAGTAGACATTCGTGAAACTCAACTCATCCACCACCGTCTTCCCAAACGTGCTGCCTGGTCCCTGGCTCTCCCAGACC